GAAGTTATCCATTATTGACTTCAAAGGCTCTACGAGGCGTAAAAGCCCCTCTAATATCACCAACTATTTTTGCCAAGCGACAGCCTATGCGATCATGTGGCATGAGATGATGAAAGAGGAAATTGAACAGATTGTGATTCTTATCACATCCGAGGACGGTGCGAATCAAGTTTTTGTAAAAAAACCACTCGACTATGTTGCAGAGTTAAAAAGAGCAATTGATATTTACGAAAACTCAAAGTCTTCCAAGATCAGCAAGTCTTGAAAGTGATGATGCACTCGATGGTCTGAATGCAATTTCGAGTCTTGGTTTTTTGACATTTCGATCAATACTAAACATATTCAAACCCATTCTTGCACCACCCATACTCGCACCAGTGATTCCGTATTGTGTTGCGATGGGACGAATCGCAAATCTCAAAATACCGCTTGTGTTTGTAATGGCATCCTGAGCCAATTCCTTAATATCAATATTGAGTTCTTGATTGTGGCTAAGAGGTTGGTCGATTGTGAATCCAACAGTTAGTGATGTGTCTACGTCTGTCCCAGATGTTCCGTAAAAACTATCCCAAGCGTAAGTAGCCCCCCATGATACACCGTTGAGATATCTACCAAAATCAGCGTCATACGTCGCAGCAATTTTGATAATTTCACAATCCATCCTCGGTGTGGAAAGCGGTCCTTGCACAAAACTAGTCGTGTCACCCGTGTAGGCAGGTGCGGATGATCTATCCACCATATGATTCTTAATCGACAAAACCAAGTTTGCATGACCAAGTGTATCCCCCGAAGTCATGCCAGTCGCACCATTATTTTTCGTGAGATCAAACCTAAAGAATTGTTGGGAGAATGCATTCGCACCGCTGACTCCCTCGGCGAGATTAGCAATTGTTCTTGCGGACACGGTGAACCCTGCTGCACTCAAACCAGTGGTGGTCGTTGAAATCAACGGATCTCTATCTCTTCCATCTGGACTTAGACTGTAAATTGATTTCAACATTCTTAAAAATGATCGCCCACCTCTTACATAATTTGCTCCAGACGCACCACCGGGACCAATGAAATCATTGATGTGAAGAGTGTAAACTGATAAATTGTTTTTTATGTAATCATTTACACTTCCACCCAAAACACCGGGATCAAACTGCGGCTCGGTGATAATTGTGGGATCAGTGTTTGTAATGCCGTCTGCCGGAAATCTAATTCTTCCTTCTGAGCCAACTGTTGTGCTTGGTGTTTGTTGCACCGACAAAGGATTGGATAAATTTTTGTTTGTTGTGTCTCTTTTTGGAATCGATCCACCCTCTGCTGGCAAAGCACCACCACCATTATTGATAGGGTCACGCACTGGTGGTCTGATTGGACCGCCGTTACCCAAATTAGGTTCAGTGCCAGTGATGACGGGAGTTGTGCCAACAGGGTTTTCAACCTCTGGCTCAGTAATGATAATAATTGGATCACCAGAACTCACATCATTATTAACATCGGGACCACCAATGATTGGTCCGCCGATTGTTGGATTTCCAGAGTTATCACCACCAGAGCCACCAGAGCCACTGTCGGGGTGACCGGGATCACCAGTTAGTCCGCCACCGGGATCAATAAGTATATCCTCAACAAACGCAGACGGGACTCTTCTAAGTCTTCCCTCTCCGAACGCTTGAAGTCCAGATTTAAGCCGACCTCTTCCCATAAGTTATGATCCGATGTAAGTGATAGTCGCTCCTGCCGCACTACCCGTTCCGAAAGTAATATTGTCAACATTGTTAATTTCAACAAACAATTCTTCACTAACGGACAAAAGATATGAGTTTGCATCGGTTGGAGTCACACCACCAACACCAACACGAATGTCACCTTGACCACCACTAAAAGTATTTTTAACTTTGATTCCAGACTCACAAGTGAATCCCGGTAGTGAGACAGTGGCATCGGTCGTGAGGTTGAACGTGCCAGAGGTGAATGACGTAGGAGTTGCAACGGAGGAGATTGAAACGGTTCCCTCGACGTTCATCGTGGTTCCGGTGGCATTATCAATTCCTAAAGTAATGCCAGTTTTGAAAGATGTGATATCGGCAGAAATACCACTAACAATCGCACTCAGAGTCGCACCACTGGCTAGACTCACTTCTCCAACAGTAATATCTGCAAAAACAGTGATGCCTTCGCCATTCGTTCCACCGCCAACTGGCAAAGTTTTGAACGTTGGGTTAATACTATACAATTGGACAGGAAGTGGGTTTGTTGAAGTTATTTGATTTAACGTACCATCTCCACCAATTCCGAGTTTTACGAATTGTGCATGACCACCTTCTGTGGTAAGATAATCCGTGGCGACATTAGCACCGCCAGATCCTAAGTTGAGGGTAATGTTATCTGCGTTTGTTATCCCGGCTGACATTTAGGTTCTCCTAATACATACTATGTAGTGAGGTCATTATGTTTGAAGATTTAGAAAAGACTTTTTCCAAAAGAGTAGAGGATCGAGTCTTGAACACTGGTGAAGGTTATATGGAATCGATAAATAACCTTTGTGAAGAGATTGGCGTTGAACCGGAACTCGTCGCTAAGTATTTATCTAAGCCTATAATCGAAAGAATCCGTGTCGAGGCAGAGGAGATTAATCTTATGCCAAAAACACCGAAACTTTTTTCTAATGGGGGTTGACAACGTGTCACTCTCGACTACAATTCCTACAACTGTTTAAAACTGTCTACAACAACTAAAAAAGGAGAAAACAGTATATGTCATTTGAACAACTAAAACAACGAAGTCAAGACAAGGACGCTCTCATCCAAAAACTTACGTCGATGGATGATGGCGAAAAGAAGTCATACAAAGATGATCGCTTTTGGCGACCAACTGTTGATGACGCAGGAACCGCAAGTGCAATCATTCGCTTCCTTCCCGAAGCCGAAGGTGAAGAAGATGCTTGGGTTCTCTACTACAATCATGCATTCCAAGGACCGGGTGGTTGGTTCATCGAGAACTCCCGAACCACTTTTGGTGAAAAAGATCCAGTGTCGGAGCATAACTCACGACTTTGGAACAGTGGTTTGCAATCGAATAAAGATCTCGTTTCTCAAAAGTTTAAGAGAAAGAAGAACTTTGTTTCAAACATCCTTGTGGTTAATGACTCAGGCAATCCAGAAAATAACGGTAAAGTTTTCCTCTATCGTTATGGTGTGAAGATTCACAACAAGATCATGGATGCCATGAAGCCAGAGTTTGCGGATGAAGAGCCAATCATCCCATTCGACTTCTGGCAAGGTGCAAACTTCCGATTGCGTCAACGCAAAGTCGCTGGTTATCCTAACTACGACAAGTCGGAGTTTGATACTCCCTCGGCTCTCTTCGATGGTGACGAAGGTAAGTTGAAGGAGATCTGGGAGCAACAGCACTCCCTTCGTGAGTTTGTCGATCCGGCAAACTATAAGTCTTATGATGAATTGAAGACTCGTCTTGAGTCTGTTCTCGGTGGCTCGCAGCCGACTAACACGGCAGAACACACTGCCATTTCTGATGAGGTCGCACCAGCGGCGACCAGTGAAGCGGCTCCACAACGGGAGAGTGTGGAGCCTGATGGAGAGGAGTCCGCTCTGGATTACTTCTCACGGCTCGCCAATGAAGACTAAACCCTTTACACGAAAAGGTCAAAAGCCCCCGCTTCGGCGGGGGTTTTTTGTTATCTACCACCAAGCATAAATGGTGACGCTGAGTCGAGTGGCGAGAGAACATCACGATCAAACGACCTTGCACCAATATTACTATCGGGGACGATTTGTGTTGGTGATGTAGTAGCGTTGCTAATATTGTTTACAGTCACGTTTCCTGCTCCGCCTGCTCCGACTCCTGTTGCAAGTCCAACGGCGGTGGCTCCAACGGCAGGGGAGGTGAACGGAGAGCCATCAGTGCCGAAGACCTGATTACCCAATTCCGAAACCGCAGTAATAACTTCGTCTATTGCGATTGAGAAGTTTGTTGTGTCATAGTCTACATCAAGAAGACCCTTGAGAGATCTCTTCATTCTTTCAAGAACACTTGGAACACCACGGAGACTTTCAAATCTACCACCCAAAGATGTAATTTTTTCGATCAAAGTTACAACATTTGTATCTCTACCTGACAACCAATCACCAGCGGCGGAGAAAACACCACCGACTGTTGATACTGCATTCGCACCCACGATTGCTGCAAGACCACCAGCAAGAACAACCAGTCCACCACCAATTCCCGCTAACTGACTACCAGTGACCGACAGTCCATCAATCGTTGTGAGAAGTTGCATTGTTTTATCAAAACCAGTTTCAACGGCTCCGGTCAAGCCCTCGATTACACCAAGAACAGTTTCCTTGAGGGTTGTTGCCAGTGACATGACAGTTTCTCCGATTGTTCCAACAATTCCCTCGATGTTATCACCAAAACTTTGAAGAGTTTCACCGACTGTGCCAACAATTGATTGAACGGTTCCACCGATAGTGCCTACGATACCAGATTGACCGTCTTCACCAACAAGCACAAATCCAACTGTTTCAATGCCTTTTCTTAAAGTTTCGAACGCCTCTACTATTCCTGTCACGAAAGGTGTCAACGCCACCTCAAGTGCGTTGGCTAAACCTTGCAATTGTGGTTCTAGTTTCTCCATCGCAGACGCAACCATACCGAGTCCCAGACCAAACGGCATAAGAGCAAGACCCAAAGCACCAATGGCGGCAGCACCTATGAATATAAATTTTGCAATGACGGGATTTCCTAAAATTCTGGCGATTCCTGCGATTGCTGTCAACGCACCAACAC